CTTTTATAGCGGGTGATGACGACCAGGGTATATACAAATGGAATGGTGCACACGTAAGCACATTTATAAATCTAGAAGGTACAAGAGAAATTTTAGAACAATCAAAAAGGGTTCCAAAAAAACCTTTTATGTTAGCTGACAGAATAATTAGCAAGGTAAGAAACAGAGTTACTAAAAAATATTTACCAAAAGAATTTGAAGGAGATGTACAACATAAACAAGATTTATCTTCTATAGATTTTAGTCAAGGTAAATGGTTGGTTCTTGCTACAGCAAATTATTTATTAAAAGACATAGGAGAAGTCTTAGATGAAAAAGGTTTGTATTGGCAAAGAAGAAACATAACACCTGTTGTAAAAAATATTTATGCAGTCATAGAAAAATGGAATCAACTATGTACAGGTGTTCCAATGCATTACAATGATCTTAAAAAAATAAAAGGAAAGATGAATAAAAACTGGGACAAAACATTATTTAAAGATATGGCAAAGGATCAATTCTATGACATAGATACTTTGAAAGAAAAGTTTGGATTACAAACCGAAGGTGAATGGTATGAAGCTTTGGATGAAATAGGTGATGAACAAATAAATAGAATTGAAAAACTTATAAAATCTGGAGAAGATTTGACAAGAGATCCTAGAATTAAAATATCTACAATACATGGAGTTAAAGGTAACGAAAGAGAGAATGTAGTTGTAACCACAGATTTATCTGCATCACACTTTTATCAATACAAAAACATAGATCCAGATGAAATGCACAGATTGTTTTATGTTGCTTGCACAAGAACAGAGAACAATCTTTTTATTATTGAACCACAAACAAGGAAATACTATGACATCTAAAGATATATTTGATGGAGCCTTTCCACAAGATAAGCAGATTGGCGGGAATCACTACAAGAACTTTTACATTCAACCCTATGAATTCATTTCTAAAAACGACTTGAGTTTTTTCCAGGGCAACGTTATAAAGTATGTGTGTCGTTATAAGAATAAAAACGGTATACAAGATTTAGAGAAGATAATTCATTACTGTGAATTAGAAATAAAGAAGTTGAAAGATACTAAAAAATGAAACCTATTTACAAACCACAAACGGAATGGCTTCCGCCTGAAACATTTCCTAACTTATCAAAGTATGATGAGATAGCAATTGACTTAGAAACTAAAGACCCAGAACTAAAGAAACTTGGATCCGGTTCTGTTACAGGTAAAGGACATATTGTAGGTATAGCTGTAGCAGTTGAAGATTGGTCCGGGTATTACCCTATCAGACACGAAGGTGGTGGTAATATGGAGATTAGAAAGGTTCTAAACTGGTTTCAAGATGTATTAAAAACACCTGCAATTAAGATATTTCACAACGCAATGTACGATGTATGTTGGATACGCTCAGAAAACCTAAAAATAGAGGGTAAGATTGTAGATACCATGATTGCTGGCTCTCTCGTGGACGAGAATCGCTTTCGATATGATTTAGGTAGTTTGGGTCGTGATTACGTAGGAATCGGCAAAAATGAGGCTGTTTTGAACGAAACTGCAGCCACTTGGGGTATAGATCCTAAGTCTGAGATGTATAAACTACCTGCAATGTATGTTGGCGAGTATGCTGAACAAGATGCTGTACTGACACTTAAGTTATGGCAGGAAATGAAAAAAGAAATCCTGTCTCAAGACATAGAAGATATATTTAATTTAGAGACTGAACTATTTCCTTGCCTCGTTGATATGAGATTCTTAGGAGTAAGAGTAGACATTGAAGCAGCTCATAAATTAAAACAAGAATTAGTATTAGAAGAAAAGAAATGCCTAGAAAAAGTGTACCGAGAAACAGGAGTAGACGTTCAAATATGGGCTGCAAAATCAATTGAAAAGGTTTTCCAAAATTTAAAACTACCTTATGAAAAAACTTTAAAGACACAAGCACCTTCCTTTACAAAAAATTTTTTATCTAATCACTCAAACGAATTAGTAAAACAAATCGCACGTGCTAGAGAAATTAATAAAGCACATACAACTTTTATTGATACCATACTGAAACACGAACACAACGGTAGAATACATGCAGACATAAATCAAATTAGATCCGATCAAGGTGGTACAGTAACTGGACGATTCAGTTATTCTAATCCAAACTTACAGCAAATACCTGCAAGGAACAAGGACCTTGGACCACGAATCAGAAGTTTATTTATACCAGAACAAGATCACACATGGGGATGTTTTGACTACTCACAACAAGAACCACGTTTAGTTACACACTATGCTAGTCTAGATGGTTTCTATGGTGTGAACGAAGTATTGGAAGCATACAACGATGGTGAAGCTGACTTTCACCAGATTGTTGCTGAGATGGCTAACATACCAAGATCACAGGCCAAGACAATTAATCTAGGTTTGTTTTATGGTATGGGTAAAAATAAATTACAAGCTGAACTAGGTATATCTAAAGATGAGGCGGAAGCTTTATTTAGAACGTATCATGACAAGGTACCATTTGTAAAAATGTTAATGGAAAGTGTATCACGAAGAGCACAAGATCGTGGTAAGGTTAGAACGTTACTTGGTAGATTGTGTCGTTTCCCATTGTGGGAGCCTAATCAATTCGGTATTCATAAGCCCTTGCCGCATGCAGAAGCGCTCGCGGAACACGGACCAGGGATCAGAAGAGCATTCACATACAAAGCTTTAAATAAACTTATACAAGGATCTGCAGCTGACATGACAAAGAAAGCTATGGTAGAATTATACAAAGAAGGTATTACGCCACACATACAGGTACACGATGAATTAGATATATCAGTTAGTAATAACGCTGATAAGATTAAAGAGATTATGGAACATGCAGTAGAGCTGGAAATTCCTAACAAAGTAGACTATGAATCTGGATCAAATTGGGGTAATATAAAATGATTTATGGCTTACTTAAATGCGAACTTACCGCCAATATATTGTAAAATAAGGAAGGAGTATCTTTATGACTTGGATGAAAAATATAAAACAGAATCTCTCGACTGCGTTATCTTTGGTCTTACGAGTATATCAGGACGTGCGCTCTTATTTAATATCATGCTACCCAATGGTGCGTGCTATTGGCGTTTGCCTATCTCAGCGTTTTTCCAAAAATCGTATGACCGAGCCGATGTGCCGGATATGCAGACGCACGAATTGGAACTGTGGAACAGTTTTAGTTACTGGCCTAGCGTCACTTGCTTTGATTGGTTGGCTGGCCTAAAAGGTAAGTTTTTAGGTCTTGATAAAAAATTTTATCATGGTAAGTATTTATTTACGATTGATTGGGCACACCCAGAGACTAACATCCTGGACACTGAACATTCTGAGATACCTCAAGAACATAAGTGCGCACATATATTGGAGCTCGATAACGGTAATTTTGCAGCTCAGCCTAATAATCGCCTTTTGTGGCATGTTAATTCATACACTACTGATAACAGCTGGCCTGACTATAGAGTCCAGACTACTTATTGGGATGCGGAAGATAACAATATGGTTACAGAAGATAGCGATAAAATGTTTTACGAGATGGAAAAGGTAAAAGATTAATATGGAGATTGTTAGTATGGATTACAGATTCACAGCAATATTAATTATATTAATGTGCTTATTAGCAATATTTGGAGGACCAATACGATGAATTTATTAAGAGATTTAAAAAAAGAATATACTGAAAAGAAAAAACAAGAGTCTGCTGCTGCGCAACTTAGAAAAAGAAGTAAAGAATCTATTGCAAGACCAAGAGCAGAGAAAAATATTCTTGCTAAAAATAAAGATCTACAGGGCATATAGTTATGAAAAAATGTAAACAATGTGAAAAAGAATTCCAACCAAAAGATGAATTGGATTTATTCTGTAGTCAAGACTGTAAAGAAGAGGCACTGGCAGAATTAGACTCTGATTCTGATGAGTGTCTATCATGTCAATAAAAATATCTGAGAACACAAACGTCGGTCTTCCGTTAAGAAATTTAATTGGATTGATCGGAGCAATTGTAGTTGGCGCATGGTTTGCCTTCGGTGTGATTGAGAGGCTTAACCAGTTAGAAACTAAAAATCAATTATTTGAAAAAGATTTACTTGAGGCTAGTGTTCAAAAACCAATCGACCAGGAGCAATTTATGATCTTAGAATGGCAGGCGACTCAAATAGAAAAAATGCAAAAAATGTTAGAAGCAAATGTACACACAGGTGTAATGTTATCTAGTCATGAAAAAGAAATAGAGAA